CTGGATCTGCTTTTAAATATTCAGCTACAGGACCAACAACAAAAACATCTGGGCCAAAAGTATCATATAAAAGATTAGATAACCTTTCTTCTTCTGGATCAAAAGAAGTTTGTTCAGCAATACTACCTATAGTTCCATATCTTACAACATCAGATACAGCTCTATCCGTTATGTCTTTAACAGCTCCTACTTTATCAGTTTTGTAACCAGGAACCATAAGTCTATTATATAAACCCTTTATAAAAGCAGGGCCTTGCGTTGCGGCGATTTGGGGACCTCTTATTACTTTATCAAAACCAATAAAATCAGGAAGAAACTGAATAATATCTCTAGCAAAAGATCCGCCAAAATAAGTTGGTTCTGGTATTTCTGGTAATCCGTCTTCTCCATAAAGATTTTTATTCACAGCATTTACTAATTGCATTTGTGTTATGGGATTATTAATACCTGGAGCTAAAACGCCACGATCTCCCATGTCAGCTATGTCTTCTATAAGATTAAGTTTGGCTTGTCCGGAGTCCCTTAATCCACCGACAACTGTTCTATAAAAATTAGATAAAGGGCCAGGATTTACGGGATTTGTTTCTAGCTCGATTTGAGCTTGTTCGTCTATATTTGTTACGGGGATTTCTGAAACTTCAAGATTTCCTTCTAGCCAATCTTCATAAGCTCCCATAATGATATACCATTATTTTAATCTCTGTAAAAAAGAGCTTTCTCTTGCAAAATTTAAAGCATCTGCTTCTGTTTTAGTAAGAAAAGATCCATTTATGTATCTATTTAAATCCGGATCTCCTGTTGTGGTTTGTCTTCCTAACAAACTATTAAAATCAGTTTTTGCTCTTTCGTTTTTTACATATTCGTCATAAGTAGTTTTACTCAATATATCTTTTATCATTTTGCCTTCTGCATCATCTGCAAATTTATTAAGATTTTGTTGTAAAAAATTAAATGCGTTTGGACTTATTGTTCCGGTAAGCATATAGTTATTTAATACATCTTCTGGTTTGTTACCTTTTGCTTCTCTATTTCCGTATTGAAAAGCTACAGCATCATTATTCATAATAGCATTTAATTCTGAGCTTGAAAGAGTAGGATCTTGTGATGCTTGTGATCTTGCAAATGCTATTATTGAAGCTCTATCCTGGTTTTTTTGTTCCATGTTTTGCATCAAATTTGTTTTGTATTGCATATCTAACATTTTCATAAAATTATTTATTTTAGAAGCATTTGGATCTTTACCTTGTAAAGCCAAACCTACTCTTGATAGTTTGTTAAATGCTTCTTCCCTATCTTTAATTCTTTTTTCTCTTGCATCTCCGGCTCTAATAGTTCCTTGCAAATTATCTAATACAGCATCTTTGTTTATATTTTTTTTCATTATTTCTGACGGAGTTAATCCGCCAAGAATATTAGCCGACGCATTATCAGCATTTACACCGCTCATTAATGCACTATAAGATTTTGTAACACCAGGTCTAGCAAAAATATCAGGTGTCATAGTAGGGTTTATAGTATTTCTAGGATCTGTTGTCATAGCTATATCTAATTGTGTTGCTAATTTTCTTCTTTGATTTTGTGGATCATACATACTTCCTGATTGTGGTGGTATAAAAGTAGCATTAGTTTGCGAACCAGGATTTGAAAAAGTGTTGCCAAATAAAACACTATTTCTCATTTTTAAAGCATCTTCTCCTTTTTGGATTTTATCTCTGTGATTTTGAAAAGCTGTCAAAGCATCTGGAGTAACTCCCATATTAGCAAGAGTAAGCATATCTTTAAATTTAGGATCTATCATTTTATATGACTCCTGCCGATCCGCCTAAAGCTCCTACTCCAGAAAGTAATGCTCCAATATCTGATAAAGATACTCCTTTAGATTTAGTTGTTCTAGTTCTACCAATTACGCTTGGACTAATTTGACCAGAAGCCGCCGCTAAAATTCCCAATCTTTCTAGTGGTATATTTCTTTCTTCGTCAAACATAGCTATATCTGCATCTATTAGTTGTTGATCTATTCCCCTTCGTCTTGTTCCAAAATCATCTGATAAGTTAAGCAAGTTGTATTGATCTGCTAGTAAATCATTTAATAAACCAGATCTTCTATCTAAATTTTGAGCATAAAGATCAGCTCCAATTCTTCTGGATTGATCTATTCTGTTTGTATCTGCTTCTAATCTATCCATAGCTCTATCAAAAGCAGACTCTCTTACTCCTGCTACTGTTTTAAGCATTTCTTCGTCTAAGGCCCTAGTGCCTTCTTGTTCAAAAATAGCAGATCTGTTTCCGCCAAAAGCTCCGCTATTGATTGCATCATCTTGAATTTTTTGAACACGCATATCTCTTATTCTGTCAAAATCATCAACAATAGTATTAATAAGCGGATTAGTAAATCTGTTTTCATAGGCAGTCATGTTTCCTTCTAATAAAGAAGCCGGATTGTAAGAAGGAGCATCTAAACCAATCATTTCCATTAAATTAGTTCTTGGATCATAAGCCATAGAAGTACCAAAAAGTCTTCTAGCTTCTGCTTCTGCTTCTATTTCTGCCGGAGTTAATCCTGCTACTCTATTACCAGAAAATACAGGCATTTCTGCTCCTGCGGCTATTTGACCTATTTCAGAAGCATCTGTGTATAAATTCTCTAAATAAGTAGGTACATTTGCGGTATCTGTTTCTTTGCTTTTGCTAAAACTCATAATGTTTTTGTTAAAATAAAATCTCTTTTAAAACCTAAATGTTTTATTTTTCTATGCCAACCTGGTCTTCCACCACCCATAAGTTTTGAACAACCTATAGCTCTGGCAAAAATCTCTATCTGTTCTATTATACCTTCTATTTCGTCATATTTACCACCTGCAAAAAGCAAGTTATATACTCTTTCTTGCGGTAAATTTACTAATTCAGTAATCATGGCAGAGTTTTTTCCAGGCCATAAATGAAAAAAACCATGTCTTATTTTATCTTCTATATCATCTATAGTATAAGATTGTTGATATTTTACAGCAGGTTCTATAATTGGCTTACAATGGTCCCAATAAACTTCCCATTCTTCTTTTTTAATCTCCTTTTCCATACTCTACTAAACTAACAAAAACATTAATATTTGCATGGCTAACCTGTATTTTTAATGATTGTGCTGATTTTAAAACAAGATCTCTACTTAACAATTCAACAGTACCATTTGCCGATATATCTTTTTGTTTAAATAAAAAATGATTAGCAGATCCGGTAGTTACTACAAGATCTATAGTAGTTGCTTGACCATTATCATCTCCTACTAAAATAGACTCTATAACAGCAAAATCAAATTCAGTAGTACCTGGAGCTGTATATATTGTTTCAAATGTTCCTGTGTTAGAAACATCTAATTTTGCATTTGTTACATTTTGTATGTATTGATTTTTACTAGCAGGTTGTATCATCTTCGACCTCTAGCTTTTACATCTAGTCTAATTTTTCCTACTTGAAAATCTTGAGTTACATCTCCTTCTATTTTCATTTGAATTTGTCTAGCTGAAAATCTAGCATCTGTATAACCACTAGCATTAAAATTAAAACTGCCAAAATCAGTTTCAGATCCTAATGGATTAAAACGACCTGTAAAACTTAAAGTTATTGCCGGTAAATTTGTAGTTTCTTCATCTGATAATATTTGATTTATTTGAGCTACTTTATCTCCAGATCCTATTTCTAAAGGACCTGTTCTGCAAAAAGGTTTTCTTGAACCTAATCCTGGAGAGTTAAGTAATGGTCTTTTGTCATGTTCATAAATAAATCCATTACTATCTGTAGCCAAAGGATTTTTAAATACACCTTGATCTATCCAAGCTCCTCTATCTAGTTCTCCTATACTCCAAACATTATCTAAATAATTCCAAATAATATATCTATTTGGAGATAGTTGAGTTACTTCGCCAACAGGAAAAAACCACCAGATCTCGTTAAAGTCTATATTGTGAGCTCCAAAAGTAGATTGTTGAGTATTAGTTTGTATATTGTCAAAAATAAAATCGTGAACATCTGATTTTAATTCTCTAAGTTGGCCGTTGTATGTAAAAAATGAGTTTTCACTTATCCAAGATAAAAAACCACCAGAAGATATAATTGATCTAGGACTTATTGCTTTACAGTTAATACCTGCGTCTTCAATACCATAAACAAAAGGACTTCCAACATAATAAAGTTTATTTATGCCTATATCTGTAAAAATAATTATGTCCTTGCCAAATCTGTAAGCAAAATTTGCTTTACCACCAGAAGCTAATTGTAAATTACCTGCTGTATTTCTAGCAGAAGCGGTCCAAGTAGTGTTATCTTCTCTATCTGACCATGCTATCCTTCTAGGATCTCCTAAAGATCCTAAAGCTATTAAATGTCTTTCGTTACTTACTACAAGGCCCTGACAACCTGTAGGAGAATTAGGTATTTGTGTTGCTATAGTATCTGGAACACCGGTATTAGAATTAGGTCGCCATTGATATAACTTTCCGTCTGACGGAAAACAAAAAACTAAATGTTCTCCATAATTATCAAAAGAAAAACTTTTAGTATCAAATTGT